TGAAACATATGGTAACCAATTGTTTATTGAATCGTTTATAGTTTGCTCTATTCTATCTGGTAAATCTTCTGTATTTTGTTCAAAAAGAAGTTCTTGCAAACCGCTACCTAAATTTGGTTGCATTATTCTTTCATATTTTTTAGTAAGTAACAAACTTTTTATGTTTGTTCTCAATTGCTCTGTTGTTGTGTACGATTGATTAAAAGCGGAATTTCCTATTTGTAATGGCAGTGTAATACCAATAGCATAATCATTATACTCTTTGGTATCTAATACTCTTTTTTTACCTAATAGGATTGCCATTACTTCTTAAATCTTTTAACAAGCTCAGAATAATCTCTATTGAAAGCTTTGTCTAATTCTGCTACGCCGGTTTGTACACCCAATCCAGTTTTTTGTCCACCACCAGCGAAATCACCATAACCCATTTTTTCAGCTATTGCAGTTCTACCTACAATTGAACCCATATCACCTTGTCCAAAACTCATTGTTCTATATCCACCATCATTTGATACTGCGGCTCTAGTTTCATTTAGGATTTGGTTAATCATTGGGTTTTTAGTGTAAGTTTTTGTTTCGGCCACTTTAGGTTCATCATCACCCAAAATAGCCTTAGCCATACTTAATCCAGTACTTTTAGGTTGCTTTTGTTCAGCTAATACCTTTTTCATTTCAGACCTTACTGCTTCCTTAATAAGAGTAGGAAGTTGTTGTTTAAGTTCCTCTTTAACTAAGATTTGAATGGCTTGTAATAATTTATCAGTATTCATAAGTCCTTATTTGTTATGTTTATAAATATTTAATTCGTTTATTTTTGGGATTTATACATTTTTTTGAGATTGTACTGCTGCTTTTCCATTTTGATTCAATCTCCATAATGCTATTGTATTAGTATCTACATGGTTTTTTTGAATACTCCTTTGTGTAAAATCACTAACCCAATTCCAACCTGTCCACACCTGAATATGACCGTATGGTTTATTATTTGTATAACCCATAACAATTATATCCCCAATTTGCCATTCTGCTGGATTTCCTATATAAGATTTAGAAAAATCAGGACTACCATTTGAGGCACTAGGAACTACTATCCTTTTCTTATCCTCATAATAAGCTTTTCCACCAATTGAGTTTGCAAAAGATGATGTACCACCTCCAGTTGACGGATTTTTGAATGAAAACCAATCAGCATTTCCACTAATTTGACCTAGTCCTTTTACACCAGTTAAAGCAGCTACTACCGCTTGTGTACCTTGTGGACACAACCCATGAACACCTTTTATATAACCACTTTTTAAGTTTTCATATTTTACTTTAGGGTTTTTACCAAGAGTTCTAGCCCATTGTCCAGCTTTTTGTAATAATTCATCTAAATTCTTATATCCAGATTTTATATTCTCTGCTGGTTCTAATTTTACAATACCTTGGTTAATTAAAATTTGGTTTAATTTTTCTGCTTTTATCTGATTTACCTGACTTGCTGCATTTGAAGATTCTTCTTCCGAATTAGAGTCTTTAAATTCAGTAGGGTTTGATGCTTGATATCTTTTATATTCTATTGCAATTGCATCTATTTTATTTAGATTTGGATTTATGATATCTTGTACTTCTGGGTCATTAGGGTCTAAATCTGTTTTACTCCAATCTATCTTATCGTATAACTCTTGTGTTGGAGTACGTGTTGGTGCAGCTGGTGGTACTGTATAACCTGTCCAATTTAAAACTCCAGGTGCAGGAGTTGGTGTTGGTATTGTAGGATATAACGATACCGTATTTACTATTCCGCTAACTGTTGTTAGGTGTTGCGTTGCGTATTGAATAAAATCATCTATTATTAAAGATGTATTTTTTGTAGGACTTATTATTGACATACTAATTACATTTATTCATAAATTGATACGTGCATCGGGTCATTATTTTTTAACCACGTTAACCCCTCATTTTGAAAAATTTTTGCAACTTCTAAAAATCCCAAATCAAACTCATTAAAATCTCTAACTTTTGTTCTACCAGAATATATGCCATCTGCCGCAAATTTATAACCAAAAGGATATATATCGGTATTCATATCAATTGCCAATCCCCAGCTATGATTTGATAAGCGTGTTCCATCTGTTACATTTCTAAGAGCTAGTCCACCACCACAATTTTTAATATATTTTTCCAATCCTTTTTGTTTGATTTTTGAAAAAGCAGGTTCTACAACTGCTTTTAATTGTTTGTGAACTAATACTGTGGAGCTTCCACTAGCAGTTGGTACTGTTATTTTAGCACAATTTTGTTGAAGATATTTTGGATTTACCTTAAACCAAACCCTAACACCTTTACCACCTGTTTTTTGTAAATATTCATTTATTTCAGCTGAAGTTGTTAATTGAGAAGTTAAAGGAAACTTTTTAGTTCCACTTTTATACCAAGGTTGTTTAGATGTAGTTGGAATATCTACTTCAAAATTTCCATATTCTCCAATTGCAGGCCATATTCCATTTGCAACCGCATCAAATAATTTTTTATCCCCCCTTACAGGATCTATTTTTCTTTTTGGTGTATCATCTGTAGTAACATCAGATGTACCTGCATCAACTCCTTGTTCTAATCCTACTTCTTGTTTATACTGAATTACACTTTGTTGTATTTGTGTTGGTGTTGGTAATCTATCATCATAAACAACGATTGTTGTTTTAAAAATTTCATCAAAAGTTTTTTGACTTTCTTTGTATTTTTCCAAATCATCTTTAACACTGGGTGGTGGGTCTTGCTGTGGTGCTGCTAAAACCTGTTGTGGTGGAGTCCATGTTCCAACGTTAATAACAACATTTGATGTTACTGCAATATTTGAAATAGCTCCAACTGCTGGTATGAATGGGATTGGTACTTCATTTAATACCGCACCGGTCCAATATGCCTGAACTGCCTTTCCTAATTCTCCAACTAAATCATAAGGTTGTTTTGATGTTTGTCCTTTTAATAAAGCTGCGTAAACAAGCTCCTCCATTAACTTAGTATTACCTTGCTTTACTTTTACAAAATTAACTGTATCATATCCTCTTTTTATTGCAGCATCATATTCAGTAGTCCAAAGTTTTGCCACTCTTTGTAAATCAGGCAAAGTATTTGGATTGTTTGCGTATTTTAATATATTAGCTTTAAATAATGCCCAAGACATATTTTATTTATTTGTAATATTACTTATATTTGGTATTGATGATTGTGCTTGTGATACTGCCGATTGTGCTACTGATTTAGCTTGTGAAACTGCATTTGATAATCCAGAGGTATCCAACTTTGGTATGTTTGGTACTTTAGGTATTTCCGGTACTTTTATACTTTTTATTTTAGCTAGTTTATCTTTGTTAGAAAACAATTTTGGTTTTTTAAGTTTTTTTGGTTTAAATTCTCTTACTTTAGGTAACTTTGGTAATTTAAATCCTTTAATAGCTGAAATTGCTCCTGTTACTGCACCTGCCGCTGCTGCAGCTTGTGCTGCAGCTTGTGCAGCTGCCGCTTGTGCAGCTGCCGCCGCTGCTTGTGCAGCTGCTTGTGCGGCTGCTGCGGCTGCACCAGCTTGTCCTGCTAAAGCACCAGCTTGTCCTGCTAAAGCACCAGCCTGTCCCACTAAAGCACCAGCTTGTCCTACTAAAGCACCAGCTTGTCCAGTTAATTGAGAACTTACTTGCTGAACTAATTGTTGTCCCTGAGAAGCTGCTTGCTGTGCCTGAGATGCTAATTGTTGCGTTTGTTGATTTTGCTGTTGAATCGTATTTTGTAAATCAGCTTGGGTAGTTGGTATAATAGTTGTTTTTGGCATTATGCAGTTTGATTTAATTTACTTAGTATATCGTTAAGTTTTGATTTAATATTTCCAAACTGAGAAATATTTGTAGGTCCTTCTGCGGTTGGGCCCGATGGTGTAAGAAATACTTGCTGAGTAATAGCATCAATAAGTTCTGATAAAATATTTACTAATTTAGTTCCTTTTACTAACGGCTCTAATTGGTCATTTCCTAAAAATATAGAACCTTTCCCAGTATAAAAGACAACATCTCTATCATTAGTTACAAAGTTAATATTATCACCAACAGTAACATCCATACCTAGTTTATTATCTATTGATAATCCACCATCAGAAATAAATCCATAATTCTTTTTAGAAAAGAACATCATTTCTGCATTTTTAGAAGAAAGAATTATTCTTCCAGAATTTATCAATATTTGGTCTCCAATTAATTTAGTTGGATAATCTGAAAACGATGCTGGTTTTGTTTCAAAATCAGTTGAACCTTTATCAGATAAAGTTCCAGGTGTAAATGGAAGTTCAAATTGTTCAGATGTCATAGCTATAATGCTACCATCTCTATTAAAATCTTCTTCTACACTTTGTTTTTCATCATATTTGTCTGTAAGACTAATTCCACTTTCTCTATTTCTTATAATTAAAGACGGTGCATATTTATTTTCTGGGTTATTATACCCTGATAATCTTATAGTGTTTCCAAATCTACCTTCAATTAACAAATCTCCTTCATATAGTTTTAAATTATGAAGATATTTTTTTGGTTGATAATATTTACCAAAACCATTTGTTTTACTTTCGGTATTAGTTGCGTTTGGAGTATTTGTTGCGGAAACAGTATTATATCCATCGGCACTATTTTGCAGTTGATTTTCTTTTGCAAATTCCGATGATATTGCATTCTCTTCTGCTACAAGAGATGGGTTATATCCAACACCAATTTTTCTATAATAATAATGTCCACCTTGTATTTTTATAATTTCTACTATTTCATTTCTAACTGGTAAATTTTTTATATTTTTATCAAAAGGAAATGCTATTGGTAGGTCAATATCAGATGTTACTGACATTTCTCTTGTTCTAAATCGTATTGCTCCAATATAAGATGCATATACTTCTTTTTGTTTAGCATATTCATTAGTTTCATCTAAAATTACTTCATAAACAAAACCCAATTTAGAATCAAATGGTGCTGTATTTCTTTGCGAAACAGAATTATTAGTACCTACTCTTCCTGAAAATAATGCCATTTTACTTTATTGATTTTTTTAATTCATCTAGTTCAAACTCCAAATCATCCACTCTTTCTACTTCTTGCTTAGTTTCTTCTAGCTCTCTAAGAAGTTGATTCTTTTCAAATTCAGTTAAGAATCCATCCTGCCCTTCGGTTTTCTTTTCTGCTGCTACAATCTTTTGTACAATTGATGCTAATTTTACCAATTGGTCATCATTCTTTACCGAACTATCAATTAAACCTTGCAATATTGGACCTACTGATGCAACATCACCCGCATGTTTAATCATTTTCTTTAATTCTTCTATTAAAGAGCTTATTTTTTGTTTTTTAGAAACCTGATTATTGTAAATGTCCTCAAATAGAGAACTCAGATTCTTTCCTTTGAATATTTCGAAATCTGTTGACATACTTTTGTTATTTATTGTACGTCTATAAATATGTATATCAGGAAAAGTTAGGATTCAAGTTTCCTAACCTGTATTTTTATCTTAGGTTGGTAATCTTTTGGAAGCTTATTATTAACCCCTTCAAATGATTCTACCTTATCGAAAAAGTATTCTACATCTAATATTCTATCAGTAAGATTCATTACAGTTTGAGAAGATGTAAACATATCCTTAGCCTGTCTTCTCATATTCAATTGAGATTCTTTTGGAAAGTATTCCTTTCTCATAGCTTGTGCAATTTCTTCCCAATCTTTTACTTTATCAATAGTTTTTTCAGCAGATATTTTTCTCATTTTAGAAGAAAGGTATTTTTCACCATTAGTATATCCAGCATCGGTAAACAAATGTCCATGATTAGTTCTAACCACTGGATGCAATATATTATGTAGTTTTACATCTGGTTTGTGTTTTGAGGTTTTCTCTATACTAACCATATGTTTAGGTGAAGATACAAATGTATGTCCATTTATACCACCATCGGTTTTAAGTGCAGCTTTAATAGCTTCTTTTAATGTTTTTTGTGAAAGTGCAGTTCTAATCTTTTTACCATCCTTAGAAGGTTTACCTGCTTTCTTTACTAATTTCTTTTCAGCTTCATCATGTCCAACAAGCAATGCGGAGTTTACGATACCAATACCAAATTCATTTAATCCCTCACTCCAATCGGTAATCATATCATGTATATATGCAACTTCCACCCCATCAATTAGTTCGTGTACGATTTCTAATTTTGGTTTGTAAGCTCTATCCCTATTTTTAGCAAGGATAAACTTATCTCCAACTTCTTTTGATACAATAATACATTCGTTTATCATATTAATTCCAAACCTTGTTTTTTAGCAAATTGATTTATAAACTTTTTTGTAGTACCATCGTTGAGAACATCTGCCCATTCTTTAGTTGCATTTTTTGTGATAATACTTTTCCATTGAGGAAATGTCCAAGTAAATTTTACACCATTACCAGGAATATCACTATCTTTTGTTAAATCAGGGTATATTTCTTCAAAAACTTTATCTAATTCTTTTTGTGCAATATCACTATCTAACCATTTTTTTACAATTTCTTTTTCGTATTTGTATTTAGCAGTTTGGATATTTGTTTTTGCCCCACCATTGGTTGCCTTTGATAATTTTGAATCAAACTCTTTTAATTTTTTGTCATTTTTAATTGTATGATAAACAAATTTATTAAAATTTTCATTAACACCCAGTCTATCTAACCATTTTATGTGAGGTTCACTTTCAAATTTTTTGTATTCTGATTTGTTTCTAAAAGACCTGATAACTTGGGATATTGCCCAAATTGCTCCATTAACTAAAGCAAATGTAAGTACATCAGATAAAATACCTTCTTTTAATATTTTGGTTAATCTTATCATCTTACAGTACTACTAAATGCTTTTTTTAAATCGTATGTTTGTGAAAGGTCTATAACTTGAACTCTCAATTTTGTCAAACCATGCTTTTGTTTGAGAATATCCATTACTTTCTTAGCTTCAGGCATACTCTTAGCTTTTGTATATGCTACAACTTCATCTCTTTCGCCAGGAGGAACTCCCCAAATGATGAACTCTTTTTCTTCTTTAAGTAAGGATTTTAAACTTATCATTATTTACAGGTTTTCCAACCCCCACCTTTTGATTTGTAATTTTTTGCAGCCCATCCGTTTGCGTAAGCTGAAGGATATACATCAAACTTTCTTTTTGCTGCTGCTTTAGATGCTGACCATTTAGCTGGGTCAGTTGGACAATTCTTTTCTAAGAATAATTGCATTGCTTCTTCAATAACTTCATGCTTCTTTCTACCTTGACAATGTGCTCTTTGTGAAAATCCCTTTGGATTAGAACAATTGATAGATTTTTTATATTTTGCACTCCATTTCTCATTCATCTCACCAAGTCCGCATCTTTCCATAAACTCATCAGCGTTTACTTCAATTCCTTCTTTTTTAAAATCTCTTAATCTATCCAATGCCATTTGTTTGCGGTTATCTATATCTTTAACCTGAACTAGCATTTCAACAATACCATCAATCATTTCTTTTTGATGTGGTTGTTCTTCTTTTAATTTAGATTTTGGTTTTTCTTTTTGAAAAGGATTTGGGTTTTCTTTACTACCCCTAAAATCCCAAGCAAATTCATGCTTTTCTGGATTTACTTTTTTAACATCGTACTTTTTTCCAGTTTCTTTATTTTTTACAAATATGTCAGATAAACGTATCATTATGCTCCAGTTTTTACAAATGTTGGTTTTTGTCCTTTTGATTTTTCACCACCTTTCTTAGCATCTCCTGCTTTAGATTGTGCTGCTCTTTTTCTTTTTACAAATGCAGCTCTACCATCAGGTCCTAACTTAGCTGCCTTTTCCTTTGATAAACAAGCTGCGTATGCATCACCTGCTTTACTATCTCCACACTTACCTACCTTCTCACCTTTAGAGTTATATCTATCCCAACCCCCACCAGTAGTAGAACCAGTTTTACCTTTACCAAACCACTTACGAAGGTCTTCAGCCATTATATCTCTTAGTAGTATCATTATATTTTTTCTTGATATACAATTTGACCTGAATTATCTTCAATTCCCAAATTTGCATTTCTGAACTTACGTTTCATAGCTTCGTAAGATGCAGGAATAGCATCTCTATACTTTACAGGCTCTTGGTGAATTACTTTTTTGTTTTGGATTATTACAATTGTCCAAGGTCCTGATTGAGAACCTTTACGAACACCTGCCATAATCTTTGACCATTTACCTTCGGTTAATAATTGCTTTAACTTTATCATATTAAAATGCTATTGAAAGATTATCCCCATCAGCTTCTACCCAACGAATTTTAAGTGCTATTAATTTTTTAAGTACATCAGCATCCCATCTATATCCACTACCAAAATTACCATCCGCTTCTATATCTACAATTTTTCCATGAATACCACTCCAAATTGTTACTATCTTTCCACCAACAATTTTAGCAAAAGCTTGAACTTGCTTTTGTTCAGTTGGTTTTAGTTCGTTCATCTCTATTTCAGATGCTTCATTAAGGTTATTTAACTTAATCATTATTTTTTAACTTTAATCTTCCAATAAGTTCCAAATCCAACGTAAGGAGAGAATGAACCATTAGTTCCATCGGTAGTTCTATTGTTTACACCAATTCCTAATTGATAAATTTTATCTTTCTTAGTTTTAAGAATTACACCGGCTCCAACTGCTGATACATAATCTGCTTTGTTAAATCCAGCGTTCAAACCATAATATACTTGATTCTTTGCAGGCTCTTTAACAATAAGTTCTTCTTTGATAATTCTTTCTTTAACTTTAGCATCCCAAGTTCTACCTAAAATTCTATTCTTTGTGATAGTATCGGTAAGAGCGATAGTTCCCAAACCACCATCTAATATCAATGTATCTTTGTAAACGATTTTAGCTAAGTAATCTTTAAGAATAGCTGCGCTATCTACATTTACCATTTCTTTAAGAACTAAAGTATCTACATCAATTACTTCATGTACAATATCTTTACCCTTTTTAGTTACCACTTTTACCTTTTCAACTTCTACAGTATCAATTGTGTGTTTTATAACTTCATATTTTTTACCATCAATTCTGATAGTTCTTCCACCTGGCATTACCCCACCTGGGTTAAACCATTGTAATAAAATCCAAATTACCAATGCTACGATAGCAATGTTTTTAAAATTAACGTATTTTTTCATAAGACAGTGTTTTTGTATGTATAAATATTAGAATGCTAATTTTGAACCAATCTGAATGTTATGCATCAAATTAAAGTTCGGTGATAATCCTATAACTGCTTTGTAGGATGCTCCAAAAGCAAACCTTCTACTTATCTTATATGCGTAATCAGTTCCCAGAATGAAGCCGGGTGAACGATTAACCATAGTTGCTAAAGTGTTTGTATTATAACTAATTGGTTGGTTCATTACAAATACTGATGGAGATAATGTGGTTTTTTTGTTGACCTGATATGGTTTAGTCCAAAATCCTACAAAAGAAGTCATAAGGGAATAGTTGTATCCGGTGTTTTCAGAATTTCTCATAACCAAATGAATAAGACCTGCATTCATACCATATGTGCCATATTTTGGATGTGGTTTGATATAAGTGTATCCTTGCATCGCCATCCAAGTTCCTTTTAGATATGCGAATGTTGCTGAATAAGAGTGGATACCATTTAGTTTACCTTCTTCAAAATCCATCTTAGTCATACCACCACTCACCGCATATTGGTCTAAGGTACTCCATATAAGTGCGGTAGCAGAATATGATTTATCACCCATTAGAGATGATTTAGAGATACCAACACTCATCATCATAGATACCTTTTGGTCAGGTCCTTGCATACCTGCCAAATCAGATGAAAGTATCATTGGGTTTAAGGCTTGAACTTTACCTTTTTTCTTTTCTTCTTTTTTCTCCTCTTTCTTTTCTTCCTTTTTTTCTTTAGACTCTTCCTTCTTTTCCTCTTTCTTTTCTTCCGATTTAGTTTCTTCTTTTTTCTCTTCCTGTTTTTGCTCTTGCTTTTGTTCTTCTTGCTTCTGCTCTTGCTTCTGCTCACTCTTTGTTTCTGTCTTTGTTTCAGATTTTTGTTCGGAAGAACCACCACCAGAAGAACCACCAGACGATGATGAACCGCTGGATGATGAAGATGAACTACTACTGCTTGAAGATGAACTTGCAGGCGGTGTAGATGAAGTTGATGCGGATGCTCCACTACTTGCAGCTCCAGCACTTGCCGATGAAGATGCCGCAGATGATGCTGAACTACTTGCCGCTGATGATGCAGATGATGAAGCTGCTGAACTTGCTGCTGATGAAGCCGCGGAACTAGCTGCAGAACTTGCAGCAGATGCTGCTGCATTTGCAGCTTGTGCTGTTGCTTGTGATACTGCCTGTGTTACTGTCTGCTGAACAACCTGATTAGTTGGGCATGCCATAGTTGAGTATGCAGCATAAGTTGCGTTTACCCAAACTTGAACTGCTCCACTTTGAACTTCGGCAGGTGTAAATGTTTTAACCTGATTATAGAATGAAACCGTTGCGAATCCGTTAGACATAGTTGTAGTGGCGATTTTTACTTCACCACTACACTTGTCTACATACGTTTGTGTGTATATCTGTCCACTAGCTTTCCAGCTGAGACAAAATATGAATATTAAAAATAGTAAACCTTTTAATGCTTTCAAAAATTTAGAAATTTAGACCGATTCCGAATTGTGAATAACCTCTAATTGGTTCGTGGTCAAATTTCAAAGTAAAGTTTTTGAAATCATGCATTGCTCCAACTTTTATTGATGAAAACTCGTTGTAAGCTCTAGGGAAAGTGATTTCACCCAATCTATCTTTACCTCTATATCTTACAATTTCTTTTCCAAAACCTAACATAGCATGTACACCAGTTCTACCAAATCTCTTACCTGCTCCTAAGTACAAACTTCTTTTTTTAATTAAATCATTTATTAATGGAAAATCTACTTTATCAATAGTTCCATATGGGAAAAAAGTTGAACGGTCTATTTCATAAGTTGAACTGAAATCCATTACAAAATATCCTCTATTACCTATTGTAAAGAAACCACCAATTTGTTTATCGGTTGTTTTATGCAAACCAAAACTGATAATTGGTTTCTTTCCTCTAATGGTATCTCTCTTACCATCTTCGTAAACATATATTCTTTGTGGTTGGCGATAACCCCAATCATTCCAATAAAATGATGGTTGCCAAAAGTTCCAACCAAATGCAGGTGCTCCCCACATACCCCATCTATTCCAACCCCAACCCCAATTATCCCACAACCACGGATTGTTGTTGATGATTATGTTTGAACCTGGCTTTGTTTGTTGTGGCCTGTTAAATTCTCTCGGTCCATCATTTCTCCACATACTAATATCACTTCTCTGTCCTTGAACGGATGGTGTTGATATTCTTTGTTGTGGTGGATTGCTTCTCCAAGAGGATACTTGAGAAAATGCCACCATTGGTAGTAACATTATTAAGAATAAAATCTTTTTCATAAGTCCTCCTTTTTTTAGTTACTTATAAATATAAAAAAAGGGAGTTTAATACTCCCCTTTAATTTTTTCTTTAACAATGAATTAAAATCCCTTTGCTGGGAATCTAGTCCAACCATTAATCCATAAAGGTTTAGATAATACATCCATTTCAGCTTTTGTGTAAGTTTTTTCCACATTCCCTTCACCCAATGCTTTTGTTTTCATTTGAGCTGCAGTAAATACTGATGATGTTGACCTAAAGTTTTGTAGTGGGTCAAATGTTTGGATTTCATTGTTTAAGAATTTAGAAACCCCATCCTTATATGCCTGTGCTGTTTCGTTACTTTCGATAGAGAAACCACCTTTTTGATAACCTAATATTTTTGAATTTGTCATTGTAAATTGAGTTGCACGTCTCCATCTTAAACCAAAATTATGATTTGATAATGCGGTTGCATCAAATGGTCCAATAAGAATCATACCATTTAATTTAGGATGTGTAAAAGGTTGTGCGGTTGAGCCTGTTCCATCGTTATCACATTCTACACCATTTCCAGCATCACCATTATCTACGAATTGTGGGTCTCTCTTTGCTACACTATTTGTTACACTTCCGATGTATCCAAAATCAAAATCGTAATCATCATCTGCAGTTGCATATGCGTATAGATTTTTAGGTGATACAGTTCCACCAAAGAATTCAAATGCATCATCGTTAGCGTAAATAGTTTGAACATTTTCAATGATTGTACCACTACCAACACCACCCAATGTTAGTGCGTTGATTTCAGAGTTTGGCATTGCCGCAATACCAGCGTATTCAATTCTTACATAACGAAGTATTCCACTATTATCATTTGGTAATTCACCACCATACACTCTACCAATACCACCTTCAATTGTTGGATAAGTTGACCTATTTGTTGGTGCTAATCCTAAAATTACAATACCACCCCAATCACCAGGTGCTCTTTGACCTTCCGGTTTGCCTGAAGTAAATACTATTGGTTTTGTTGGTGTACCATCTGCTATAATTTGTGCACCTCTTTCAATTACTAATGCACCCTTTTCAGCAATGTCAGATACAATTGTTGTACCTGGCTGAATGATAAGTCGAGAACCATTTGTGATATAAACATATCCTTTTAATGTCCACACTTTATCTGCGGTTAGTGTGATAGTTTCTTGATAAGTTCCACTAAGTGTTGTTGTAAGTGGTACATTGATTGGTCTATCATCTACTCCACCCAAATCTTTACTACAACTAAATAATCCTAATAATAAAATAATTCCTAATAGTTTTTTCATAATGTTAAATTTAATGATAACGAAATTGTTTGTTCGTTATTTGTTTTAATTAGATTTCTTTTTTGTAACTTTTGATAATAGATTGATGGTTGCGCAAGTACATCACCTATTGCCAACTTTATTTCTCCTTTCGAAAGTTTATGTAAGAATGTTATATCAATAACATCTCTACTATTTTCAAAAATATCAGGATAACCCTGAAATCCTACTGCTGAAATTCTATCACCAACTCTATTATAAGTTAAGTTGATAGTATTGTTCTTTTTGTGAATGTTCACTCCCGCGTTTAATACATAATTTGATTGCCCCTGTAATTGTCTTTTCACACTATTCACTTCTACTTCTGAATTCATCACCGAAGCGTTTGTATAGAAATCAAACCAACCATTTATCTTTTTACGAACTTCTAATTCCATACCATACAAAACAGCTGAATTTGGATTAGAATATGTTAGAAGTAAATTTGATGGAACTGAACCATCTGCTACAATTTGTTCAATTGGTTTAATAAAGTTTTTACCAAATGCGGATATTGAAATATTCTCACCTATTTTTGGATACCATTCGTATTTAAGGTCTACATTATAAATGTCAGATTTTTCTAACTTTGAGTTTCCTAATATTTGTGCGTTTCTAACAAAATCATAATAAGCAAAATTAGCTACTTCTCTAAATTCAGGTCTTGCTAATGTTTTACTTAATGAAAATCTATACTTACTTTTTTCTTCATTATATGAAAGGTTTACTGAAGGAAGAACATCCATATACTCTCTATCTACATTTATTTTTTGTCCACTAAAATCTGCTGTTTGTACATCAAATAAGTTATATTCACCTCTCAATCCAGCGTTTAATTTCCATTTACCAAATTCATCTTCATACATTGAGTAAAGAGAACCTAAATCAAAATCGGCTGTATATCTATCGGTATTGTTTGTTATTTCATCTAACATATCGGTTGATAGATAACGAAATACTCTAGCGTTAAATCCTCTAATCTTTTTTAGATAACCACCACCTAACTTAACCTTACCAAATTCTTTATTGATATTACCATTAAAAGAATTTTCATCCATTACACTCCAAAAACGATATGTATCTCTCCATGCAGTTGAATAATGCTCATTAATACCTAATGATTTTGTAATTGGATTAACTCTGTAATCAGGTTGTTCTCTAAAGATATGATTGTATCCTAAATTAAAATCTAATGTTTTAATCTTACCATCAAACTGAGAATTTATTACAATTGTATTAAGGTGGTTTGATGATGTACTTTTAACATTCTGAACATTATCAAAGTTATCACCATTACGCGTTAAGTATGTATCATCTTCCTGATAATTAACTAATGTTTTCCAGCTATAACGATTATCTCCTAAATAAGTTAAGTTAAGTAAACCATTTGCGGAAAATCTTTTTGTAAATAAAGTATCTTTGTAATCATAAGCTAATTCAGTTGATGATTGATAATCTTTTCTTTCAATATAATTTAATACAAATGAATTTCTGATTGTTGAACTAAAAAGAGAATTCCATTTGCCTCTTTTTATACCAAATGAAAGTCCACCATTTAAGTTAGGTATTGATTGTAATGTTTTAGTTGATGGATTATTAAATAATTTTGTGTATGCTCTCTTATCACCATTTCCACTAATTCGGTATCCATATGTTGATGGGAATGTGGAAGGGAAATCGGTAGCTTGAACTAACTTAAAATCTCTAAAAGTAGAAACCGAGCCCCAACCACTTCCCAATGAGATATTAAAAAAGTTATCGGATACTTCTTTTGTTGAAACTTGTACTAATCCACCTGCCCAATCGCCAGGTAAATTTGCGGATGCTGATTTAGCAACTATAATGTTATCAATTAGTGATGTTGGAATTATATCAAAAGAAAATGCTCTTCTGTCTGGCTCTGTTGATGGCAGTGGTGTTTTATTTAACCATGCGGAATTGTAACGGTCTGCTAATCCTCTAACTAATACAAACTTATCGTTTTGTATTGTTACACCACTTACTCTTTTAAGTGCATCACCTAAATTTCTATCGGGAGTTTTTCTAATAAACTCAATAGATAATCCATCGGATACAACATTACTATTTCTAATAGTTCTAACTACGGAAACTTCAGTTACTTTTTGTGGAAGGCTTCTTACAACTACTTCTGATAATTGTGTTTCGGATTGTTCAAATACTATATCAAAAGTTATATCAGATGTTATATTAATTTGATTTGTATATTCTTTATATCCAATATAAGTTGCTTTAATATTGTATAAACCTTCTTTAAGATTTATTTTATATTCAGCATTTTCATTTGATATGGTAGAATATACACTCCCATCCGAATGCTTAAAACTTATATGCGAAAAATAAATGTTTTCGGATTTAGATTTTGTAACACCTTTAATTGTTACTTGCGAATATGTTACAAATGGAAATAGTAACAGTAAAAAAAGAAACGCTCTCATAGAGTTATTTTAGTTAGTTCCTCAATAACTATGAAAGCGTTTTTCTAAAAGGGTTAAATTAATATTAAGAAATCTTTAACTCTTTCTCAACCTTTTTAATTACTTCTAAGTTTTGTTTGATTAATTTCATTTTTTTAACACCACTCCTACGGCTTCTCATAGGAACTGGTTTAGGTTTTGAGTTTGCCATACTTAAATTATTTTGGGAATACTCCTTTTTTAATTAACTTGTCCAAAATGTTTGCACAAGCCACATCCAATGCTTTTTTAGTTGAGATACTAATAGTTGATTGGTTAAACTTAATTGGGTCTACTGAAGCATCTGATACTAAAGTAAGTTCTCTAGTTGTTTTTGCTTCACCCAAACCAGATGCTGCAATAATTGCACCAGTCTCAGCATTTGTGAAACGAACCTGTAAACCTAAACGAGTTACCATATTATCTTTGATACCATCTTTTAAGTTAATAGTTTCATCTTCTGATACTGAATAATCATATACTTCAATCTCAACAAAGTAGTGTGCTAACTTAATGTTTCCTCTACCTTCAATTTTGTTTTCGGAAATACCAGCGTTTGATGCTTTGAACTGAGCAACCATTCTGTTTTTAATTTCAGTCTTATCTTCGGTAAACTCAAAACGATTAAGGTTGTCCAAATACTCCAATACGATATTTGCAACACCTAATCCAACTCTTTTCTCTTTTAATTCAGGGTACATTTCGTACACTTCCTCACCAATACCACACTTTAAGATTTGAATATACTTTTTAGGTCCTTCATAATCTAAGTAAGCGGATATATCCTTTTTCTTTTCAAAGTCAGCCTTAAATTCTTCTGTCTTTGTAGTTCCTATTGTTTGAGCAGTTAGGACATTGACACCACTCGTAATCAACAATATAGCGAATAATACGAATAATTTTTTCATACATACATAATTTTTAATAAATATAAAAAAAGGGAGAAACAATCGTTCTCCCCTTAATTTATTTTACATTTGGGTCTTCCAAATTTTTGATATATTCATCAATGAGTCTACTTACGGCTTCTGGTTTCTCATCAGCCTTAAACTTAACCTTTATTTTAGCCATACCAGTTTCATTTGGATTAAACCCAGAATCAACCTCAATACCTTTGATATTGTGTTCGTATCCTTTTTTCTTAAACAATCCCAAAAGAGATTTTTTAAGACTGGATACATCTTTATCTTCATCACCAAATATGAGTCTACAAGTAAACTCAATATCTAATTCATCTAATCCAATGGATGAGTGGTCTGCTAAAATATAAAGAGGTACAACCAAATCCTTACCACCTATATTAAAGGTAGTGGTTTTGGGTGTACCATCTTCATTGAAATAGTTTCGGAGAGCATTAATATGCTGTCTTTCACTTATACCTTGAGAAACCATAGCGGCCTCTAAGAGACCGCCTACAAGTTCCTCTACATTTAATCTTGCCATATATTGTAACCTTTATTGTTTTTTATTATTACTTCTTACCACCACCTTGCGCTGGGTCATCAGTAAGTGGAATTAAAGATGGTTCTAACATTTGAGTTAGGTAATCTGATAATTTCAACATACCTTCAGTTGCTGGTAATTGTTCAGCGTGTACTTTTACATTATACTTTGCTGAGTTGTCAGTACTTCTAGTGTTCTCTTTGTTTGTAGCTACTTTACCAGAAATTTTTGCATTCCAGCTCATACCCCAAAATCTACCACCAGCAGATACTTCAACACTGCTTTCAGTTTTTACATCACTTTTTTCTGATTCAGAAGTTTTAACTTCCATAGCGAATTCAATATCCGCTGAAGTGATTGCTAATGAAGGAAGTGGAACTAATGGTAACATTGGAACTTTACTGTACACCTTTTGAAGTGTTTGTTGTCCTGTTGCACCATCGGTTACAACTCTGTTCATTTCTACATCTAAAGAACGAGCTTTAGTTTTCTTAGTTTTTTCATCTGTTACGAAAGCTACTTCTGAGATGTATTTCCAAGTTACTTCGTTCAGTTTTGCTTGACCTTTTGCCATACCAACAATCGGTGAAACAATCAAGTCTTCAATAGGAAGACCTGCGAATTGGTCTGCGATACCTGCCATAAATTATTAATTTTTTTATTTAGTTTTTGTAACTTGTTTGAACATAAATATCTTAAAATCTGATAAACCCTACTAATTATCCAAACTTTACCATTCCTTGGTATTGTTTCTTTACTTTTTCAATTTCGGCAATAGCCTCATTATATTTGTTCTTTATCTCATCATTTACACTAAAATCCAAAATAGTTTCACAATGCGGACAAGCTGAAACTGGATGTTTGATAATAAATTCTAGCGTTAAATCAATTGGTTTTCTGCAAGAAGGACAGGGTAGAGCCATAACATTTTATTTAATATAAATATAAAAAAGGGAGAAACTATGTTCTCCCCTTAAAATATTTCCGCCCTTCCTACAGTTAAAGGAAATATCAATTATCCTAGTTCTTCTTCGGAACTTTCTTTCTTCCCATCAGCTTTTTTGTTGATGTATTTATCAACTGAAGCGATGCCGAAAGAACCTAAAGTGATAACCAAAAATCCGTTGAAGATGTATTCGTTAATCAAAAGTTCCTTACCCATCCATCCTGTGATAAGGTCTACAAACAAAGCTATAACCATCATTGTGAACGATAGGAAACCAACTACTGATTTCTCATTAATATCGTTGTTGTCTTTGAAAAGGTCTTTAATAAATCCCATTTTTCTTTAATTTAATGTTACTTTTATTGTAACCTATTAGCCTGCTTGTTCAGCATCTTCATCTTTTATCTTTCCACATTTCAAACATTCCAAGTCACCATCGTTATCGGAATCTCCCCAAATGTGTTCACATTGTCTATGTGCGAAATATACATCTATCTTACCATCACCATCAAAATCAATACCGTCCATAGTTCCATCACCATCTTCATCTACTTCTACGCCTGTTCTTGGTTGTGCTTTAGGAGCTGGTTTTGTTTCTACTACATCAACTGCTTTTTCTTCCTTTGGTTTGTTAGCTTCAATCAAATTGATTTCATGTGCATGATTTGCAGCTTGTACAAATGCGTCTGGAATTAATGGAGTGTTATTTGGTGGAGTTACAGGCATATCAGCTGTGTTGCTTAATGATGTACCATCTTCCTCATCCATTTTTTGAACTAACATTTTATCTTTATCGGTATCACTAAACCAATAATCAATGATTTTACCATAAGAACCAATGAAAGCTCCTAACAATAAAAGTAAAAGTTCTTTCCACTCTCCTTCTATTGCAGATTTATTAAATATAGCAAAGAACATCCCTGCCATAATAAACATAAATCCACCTAGTACTAACGCAGTAATCCACCATCTGCGTTTCATCATACTATTTAATAAATCTTTAAAACCACTTGGTGGTTGATTATTTTCTGCCATCTTTTTCGTTTTTTATTCTTTGTCTATCTGCATGTATTCCTGCCCATATAAAAAAGAGCACGAAAAATGCGGTTACTCCAATCTTATACCAATCTATTACCACTCAGGAGCTTTTTCTTTAAACTCATCACCCTCTTTCTTTTTAACAGGTGCTGCTGGTTTTTCTACAACTTTTTCTCTTTCGATAACTTTAGTTGTACCACCACTTGCTGCTTGAGATTGTTGGTTTGAGTTTGTAATGTTGATTACCGGTGCTGCTTGAGCTGGAGCTGGTTCATCCCCACCACCTGTGATTTGGGTAACACCCCAAGTTCCTAAGCCCATAACTGCTGTTGTTACAACACCAATAATAGTCTTTTTCAAACCTGACCAAGTGCCATCGTTTGATTGCTCTAATTCTTCTGACATAATTGTTTTAATTTTAAATTTACAATTATTATAACTTATTGAAATCAGTAATACCTATCATCTTACCATTTGCATCATACAAACCAATACGGTATGCGGATGATGGAAAAGCGTTAGTATATACCTTTAGTATATTATCACCAGAATTTGCGTACATTGTTTCTTTTGATACAACTCTATTAGCTATATCAAAAATCTTAATAGTAACGTTTCCAGCGTTTTCCAATTTTACATTTATTGCAACCTCAGAAGTTACGAATACTGATTGTAATTTTAAACCAGCTGCTCCTTCTATCTTTAGTTCTGAATTTGGTGTAGGTTGTGGAATTGGAAACTCATCAAACTTTCTACATCCAGCGAAAATTAGTACACCAAATAAGAATATAATTACTTTTTTCATTTTTTCTAATTTATTAGTTTATTAAAAGTAACGTTTTACCTATTTGTTTACCACTTTCATCTTCAAGTGATAAATATAAATATTTTGATTGTAACGATTTTGTCCACATTTTTAAGGAATTTACTCCAATTTTACCAACTATTTTTTCTCTCATTACAACCTGTTCGGTTGTGTTATCAGTAAGTGTTAATGTGTATATACCATCTGCTTGCAAACTAAATTTAATATCTTGACCATCCGATACTGATAATTCTTTTACAGAAAATATATCTTCAACTTTTGGTGGTGTTGGCATTTCATCAAATTTCCTACAAGAGATTATAGAAACCACACAACACAATAGTATAATTTTAATCCACTTCATTATTGTATTTTTATTTGAACACTAGCTCCTTTTACGTTTACAGCTTCATTTGAAGATATAGATAATAAACCCAAAGAGTTAGGAATTTGTTTGTTTAATTTAAAAACTAATCGGTATTCGGTAGACCCATCCAGAAGTTCACCAGATGTGTTTATAGAACCTAAGTTAATATATGAACCTTTATCTGTCCCAAAGTTTATAGGCGAACCTGTGGTTTTAAAATAAGTTCCTGTGTACTTTAAAGTAGTGTTATCATAGTTTACTCTAAATTGAGTACCAACTATTTCATTCATATTAGGATTGAACTTAATATAAGCTATTAGACTATCACCTTTAATTTCAGAAATAGTATATGCCGTTGGTAGAGTTGTTTGAGTTTTCATTCCAAAGTTTGCAGACATTGTTGTAATACCATTTGAAGGTGGTGTTGCCGAATGTGATAGGTTTACATCACCTTTCCAAGTTACGGCAAGATTATATGTGTAATTTATTTTACCATCTGATAAAGCGAATGGATATTCTTTTCCTAAATAAGATGGGAATTGTTGCCAATTAGATTTACCAATAGTTGCATATGTTGAATCTAAAATAATCTTCATAGTATTTTCTAATTTGTAACTACTAACTAAGTTTTTAGCTCCGGTTAAATCTTGTAGTAATGCAAAACAATCTGCTTCGTTGAATATATTATCATCATTAACATCCGCATTTTTGAATTGAATACCATATCCAAATTCATTACCACTTTGATTACCCATTATACCACCATTTGATAATTCTTTAAATGCTAAGTAAACATCCGATACAGTTACAATACTACCATAAAGAGTTTTTAATTGTACTGAATCGTAATCGTTCATTACTAATTTATGTTGTTTGTATGCACCATTAACAGCAAAACTAAATTCTGCACTCAATCCCCAAAAACCATTTCCTTGTCTGATGCTGGAAGCAAATGATGAACCTGCAAAATTAAATTGTGTTGATGTATTAATCCAATACTCTGCCCAAGTTCCATCATCTGATTTGAAAGTTACCGGCCCATCCCATAAATCAAATAGTTTAAGTCTTGTTACTGAATTAGATGATACATTTGTTCCTGTAAATTCTCTTTTATCAATACCAACTCTATATCTTTGATTTGATGCATCGTAATCATATAACACACACCATTCAACTTGTCCAGCTGCGGTTAATGCTCTATATGAAGATGGTTCTGATACAAATTTGTAACTCAATCCCCATGCTCCCCATGCCATTGTTGTTATACCATTACGGGTTGATGCTGGATAATCATTCAATCCCTCAACTATTTGTATATAAACTTCTTTTGTTTGTCCAATTGTTATTACACCAGCATGCACTGCCATAGCTGGAATATATGAATCATTTGTGTATATATCAGTTCCCCATCCACCACCCTGTGCACCTGTAATTGTCATTTTATATATCTTACCAATATCAGCAGTTGAATATGCTGTCATATCGTTTTGTGTTGTAGCTTGGATTGCTGTTGTATAAACTTTTGCGGTATCTAATTGTGATGTGAGAATAACTCTACCAACACCATTTAATCCAACAAAGTTTCCAGCGCTTACCCATTGTGAAGTGGCATCATTTCTTTTATTTAGTTTTGCAGAAAAGTTTGTTTCAGTTATGTTTGAACCAAAGTTAAAATTAAACATATTTGTTAATGTTGGGCCGTTTGAATGAATAACACTATTAGAATAAAATTCAGTAAATGTTTGGTCATCAGGGTTAGTCCAAGTTCCAAATTCAACTACATAAGCATTAACATTTGCAACTGAAAGGTCATTCCATTGAAATCCACCACCCCATTTTGTTACAGCAGCATCTTCGTTACCACCCCAATCGTTTGGTTCACCATTAGCCCAGTTATTATAAACATTTTGTTGATTTGTTCCGCTTGCATTTCCAATACGAAGTAATGTTCCTGCTTCAGGTCCAGCACTTATAACCCATCTAGCTTCGGTTGTTCTATCATCTGCGGCAAACCATATATTTGATTGTGGTACATTATTGAATATAAACAAATCTTCATCATTAGACGTAATTGTTACAAGATATCCAGTCTGTCCTTTGAAGGTTTGTTGTGATGAAAGAGTAATTGCATTAGCAAAGTTTGCACCGGTTGATATAGGTCTATAAAAGTGTCCATTGTTTGGGTTGTAGAAATAACCAGTTGGGTTTATTGTTGCGGATACTGATATGTTTACATTACCAGTTGTGCTACCGGTATTAATTTTCATTGATGCCAAAACAGCATTTATGTTAGCTTGAGTACCTGTAAATGAAATACGGGTTTTGTTTCCACTCATTGTATAACCACTTGATGCAGTTACACCGGTAGTTGTTGTAAAATAGAATGTAGTTCCGGCTACAGTGCTTGGTAATCCAACTGCACAAAGAAGTGTTGATGATGTATTGAATCCACTTAATGAAAATCCACTACCATCCTGTCCAGCGGTATTGAGTGTAAACGTTTTTGGGTCTGGTGCGTTTACTTGCTGACCAAACCCAAAAATCGTTACTAAAGATAATAAAATTGTTAATAATATTCTCATTATTCAATTACTAGTTCCACCTTCTTACCATTAGCATCTACCGCATCGGCTAATACAAAGAAGAATAAACCAGCAGTATTGCTTAATGAAACTTTAGGTGTGAAGATTAATTTATATGGAGTTCCTGTTTTAATTCTAGCTGTTTTTAGTTGGTCAATAGAACCAAATGTTAATCTACCATCATCTTTTGTTGAGAAGTTAGTGATTGTAGAACCAGCATCAAATATCACATTATCCAAAGTTAGTTTTGTTGAATCGTAGTTCATAATAACTTGCAAACCAGCTAAATCAGCTTTAGTTAAACCAGCAGTAAGAACAACTTTACCACCTTCCAATTTAGAAACAACACTTAATGAAGTTGATTCTATTCTAGCTTGTTCGTAAACATTACTCATATTGGAAGTCATTGCCATTGTTTTGATTTCACCAATAGTCAAATCGTTTGCTTTGTTTGTAAAGTTACCAGCGTTGATACTTGCTACAATAGCTTCAGGTGAAGATGAGTGTGACCAATCTAAATCACCACCCCATGCATAAACAGCATCTACAGTTTGTGTTGGGGTTGTTACATATACTCTATGTTTTGCTACACCATCTAACCAACTCTGATTTAATAAACCAGCATGCCATTTGTAATTCACAGCTCCATTAACAGGCGCTGCGTTTGTTGGTATCCATGCTTTTGCGGATACATCTTGTCCCATTACATAAGCGAATGAGAAATAAGAATCACTCTCACTAAATGTAGTTTTATCTTTTGTGATTAAACCAATTTTCTTTTCTAATACAGGTCTAGTAAAGAAAGTTGGAGTTCCATTTATATCAGTTTGAGAAACACCTAAGAATGATTTGTATGCATCGGTTACAGTCACAATATTATTCATAAATGCCTGTTGTACTGCTCCACCAACCCATACACCTAAACTATCACCAACTTTTACACCGGTTGTGAATATAGCTTCACCACTACCATCAAATGCTTTACTTGCAATTGCTGGTTTAGTCCAATCTATCTCACCACTACCATCTGATTTAAGTTGCATCAATTGTGCCTGATGTTTGGTTATGTCATATCCTTGTGGGAATAGAACTCTTACTTTGAAATAAGAAGTATTACCAGTCACACCAGTAATTGAAGTTGGACCAGCTGTAGTTTTCACATAAGGAATATTTGCACCAGTTGAACTATCAATTGCGTAAGATAAATTTAACTTAAAGATGTTATTGTAAGTGTTTTGGTCTTTAAGGATATATTTTTGGGTTGCAATTACACCATTAACAGATTGGTCAGCTCTTTGAACTGATAATTGCCCAACATTCCAATCATTATTTACAGCATATCCCCAAGGTGTAGCTTGATATTGAGCATATAAGGAAGTATCTGCTGCACTAGCTGCTGGAGTGAATGCGTAATTATTCCAACTTGTATAATATGTTTGCGATTGTGAACCCTGATTCCATGTAGTTGATACATAGGTAAGTGCTTTATTGTTAAAAGAATATCTTAACCAAAAGTATCTTGGTTTAGTAGTTCCTTTATCAACGGTATAAGTAACAGTTAGGGTATCACCAACTTTGTATGGGCCAGCTGATATTGACTGGTTTACTATTATTTGAGCCTCTGCTAAGAAACTAAATAATACCAATGTTGCTAATAGAATTATTCTTTTCATTATTTTGCGTTTTTACCAAATAGTTTTTTGATTAAACTATCAGATGCTTTTTTGAGAGCGTTACTAAGAGAAGTTTGGTTGAACTTTCCCCCTTGGTCAACTATGAGTGTAGACATTGAAATTTCTGAAGAGCCTTCCTCTACAACAACTTCTTTTTCTTTCTTTCCATCTTTGTATAGGATACCCTGCAATCTTACTACAACTTCTTCTTCCCCTTTATGAAACACAGCAATATTTGTTTTTGTGGTTAATACATCCAAATAAACAATATTTACTTTTAATTTATAAGGAGCATTTGGAGATAAGTCATAACCTTTCTCTTGAAGGTATTCTTCTAAGATGTTTTTAACACCAAATGCTAAATTTCTATTTCCGGCTAACTTACCAATTTTAACTTGGTTTTCAACATTTTCAACCCAAATATGGTCTTCTTCTTGATACCAAATATTGTTTGGATTATCACTCCATCTACCATCTAAGCGTGTAGTAAGTTCGTTTGTGATTTGTCTTATTTGTTCCTGTCTTCCACTTAATTCTAAGAAGACCATAAATACTTGAAACGCGAAGGCACAAATAATGAAAGCCAGCGCACCAAAGAGAAACGTCTTGAACAAAAACTCTTTTAAGTTCAAAACCGCAGATTTAACGTATTGCATGATTATTTCAGCTTATTATATTAGTATAACAAGTTGGATAACACTTGTGGAAACAATCAATAAAACAGTGAGAGAAACTTAATTAAAAAAACAATTGGACACATAAAAAAAGAGTATCCAAACATAAATATTGGATACTCTTAAAATAGTGTTATTTCTAATGTTAAATTATAGATTTCTTAGCTTATAAAGGGTAGAATATATTAATTTTTCCACATTATCAATTTCGTTCTGAATCCAACTGTGGTTTAATTCTTCTTTTTTTCTTTCGGTTTTAACGAATTTTATCAAGTCTTCAAAATATGAAATTATGTTCTCAATAGAAGCATCATTATCAATTCCCTTAACGGCTTTAAATTCAATTAAACCAGCCATTCCCTGATATGGTTCTACAATACCATCTACCAATCCTACAATACCTTCGTAGTATTCTTGCAATCCCAAATGTGGTGCTAAACCTCTTGGAGATACTCTTAGGTGAAATACGTGCGCCTGTGTACGGCTATGTAATAACATTGAAGCTAAATCTGTCATATTATAATCCCTTTATAGATTATAAATATTCTTCTTCCCAAAAATCGTTATTTGGGGATGTAATCATACCATAATCCAAATAATCATTTAACATCTTTACCTGATGCTTTTTCATTTCGTTTACCACTTTTGTGATATAGTGAGTCTTACAATCTGTCATCTCTCTGATAAGAAGATATAAGTGTTTTTTATTAAAATTTTCTATATATCTACTTCTTCTGAATAATTCTAAAACAGCATCGGCTATTTGTATATCTCTTTTCTTTGTAAATACTCTTGTCAAATTTTGGTCCCAATATTTTAACATGAGTTCTTTAAACTCTACAAATTCATCTCCTTTTTGTTCTTCTTCAAAATTATCAGGCGGATTCCAACTTTCAGGCATTTCGGAAAGAAGTGCTGTTTTTTTGAAACGTTTGTAATTACCATTATTTTTAAGAATTAAGTGGTTCTTTGCAACTATACTAAAGTAAGAGAATGCTTTACCCTTACCTTCCTGAAACATATGTATTTTTTCAATTAGAGTAGATACCACTTCCATTTGTACATCTTCTTTACTTACATCAAAGTATGAAAACTTAAATGTATTAAGAATGTTTTCAGCAAGTTTTTCAAATGGATATTTTATACTTTCTTCGTATATTTTATTTCTAAGTTTTACATCAGTTGTTTTGTTATATTCTATAATGGCTTTTTCAGTATCCATTCCAAAATAAACTCTATCTTTCTTTTTACGCGGCATGTTTAGATTTCATTTTTGTAAGTTTCAATTGTTTCCTTTAGTTCGGAAAACACAGCTCCAACTTCATCATCAGATTCAAAAGAACCTCTTATATCAATATCTTTCATTTGTTGAAGCATTGATTCTAATTTATCTTGTGTTCTTATTTGTCTATCATCATAACCTTCAATAGCATCCCTTAGTTGCTCATTTTGTTTGACAATATTAATCCCCCTAATTATTAGAAGGATATTAAATATAATTGAAGCGGGTAATAATATTATTAGTAAAAACCAAATTAAATAATCCATAAATTTTAATTAATATACAAATATACAACATTTTTTTGAGAATTCCAAATTTAGGCTTCTCCAATAGTACCACCATAATTGAATATATGTGATAGTGGTTCTTCATTTTCTTTTAATTTATCCGCAATGGCTTGAAGTTTTTTAAGTTTCTTTTTCATTCGTTTATCAAGCTTATCACTATCTAAAAAGCCAGATGCATCTAATTCTTCAATTAAACAATTCATATGAATTGTAAGAGAAAGAATTTGATTTTGTTGATTTTGTAATAATTCTCCTAAAGTTTTAACTTCCATATTATAGTGCGTATGAGCCCGAATATAAGGCTTGTAATTTTTTTGTGGTTTCTATATCAGATTCATCTTTGTATTCATGACCAAATGCTTTCTTAACTGATAAAGATGCATAACCCATAGCTCCTGCCATTCTTACACATATTCGTTTGTATTCCCAAATAGTCATATCATTTGGTACTTCAAATTCTATTTTAGAAGCTTCTCTATTTTCTGAGTCATCTGTGATAAATATCATTTTTGCCATTTCTAACAATTTTTAAATTAACTGCCAACCTTTTGAGAGATACGAATCTACTTTTTTAGATTTAACAAATTCCATCTCACCATTGGGTCCCTGCAACATAACTCTTTCATTACGGCCAGGTTCTTTATCTTTTACAATTGTTTCCGAATATGCTCTTGATGGATGTGTAATATCAATACCATCAATAGCATCTAATGCTCTTTGTACCAATACAGCCTCTACCAATCCTACATCACCAAAAAATTCATCAGCATCTTTCCACTCAGTTTTATCTGATTTAAATTCAACTTTACCTAAATTATCAGTTTCTAAAATAAACCAAGGATAACGAATAGTTTTTCTAACTTTATTTTGTTTGTATGTATCTTTTTCAAAATAGACCAATGGTTTATCTGATTTTGAAATTGGTTTTGGATTTACTAAAGTGAGTTCATCTTCTACCTCACCTAAACGAATTGTAATAATTCTTTTATCAATGTTTACATCAGATGCATTAAAAACAAATCCATTTAGTTTAGATATTTTTTCTTTATACAAATTTACATCATCAGATGTAACAGGACCTTCGTTAATTTTTTGTACTTTCATTTTTTTTATTTTTATATTCTTCAATTTTTTTATTTACAAAATCTATTGAGTTTGGGTCCTCACTATTGAATCCCATATAACCCATATAGTATCTTATATTATTTGGATTTTCTTCTAACTCTTTTTTTATTTCTTCCAAACTTCTTAAATATTTTATTGTTTTTGTCATTCTAAATCGCTTGGTTGGTTTCGGTATATTCGGTAACTATCTTCATCAAAATGTTCGGTACTTACTTCAAAGATAGTTGCTTCATCAGTAAGTGCTGTTAGTTGATGTGGTAATCCTTTTTTAATTTCAATTACATCACCCTTTTGTATTTGAGTGTAGCATCTCTCACCATTTTCAGTATCAATCCAATCAAATTGAAATGCTCCTTCTTGAACATACCAAGTTTCATCTTTAATCATATGATAGTGCATTGAAAATTTATCACCACTTCTATTGAATACCAAAAGTTTACCACAATAATCTTTATCATTGTGAATCCATAATTCATATCCCCATTTCTTTTCTACTCTTTTTGGGTGTTGTATTTTTACGTCAAAATTCATAATTCTAAATAATTTAAAGCTTGAATATGCCCAAACTCTCCTTTCACAAATGAATTAAATGCTAAACTAATTCTAACATTATCATTTTTAGTTGTATTAACTCTATGTTGAAGGTGTGATGGAAATAATAAAAGTTCCCCAGTTTTTACTTTAAAATCTACTTCATCTGAATTATAATCGTTATATTCTTTTGGATACATTTCAATCAATTTATAATTACTTCTTCCAAAAGTTATATTATCATATTTTTTATCAGCGTTAATATATAAGACTCCGCTAATTAAACTATTAGGATGACTGTGAGTGTGGTGGTATTCGTTTTTGTATGTCCAATTTAACCAACTTTGTGTTACATATATTTCCGTTTGTGAAATAGGATTATATATTTTATTAAAGAAAACTTTTAAACATTCTTCACAAAAGTTATTAATATTTTTAAGTTCTATATTTTTTAAAATATAACTATCATTACTAGATTTATTTCCAAAATTTTTATGCGATTGTTTTTCGCAAGAATTTATAAAATCTAATTCTTCTTTAGAAAAATCTCTTTCTAAATTAAATTTAATTATTGGGGTTGGAAATATATCGTATATTTTATAATCCATTAGTTACTTAAAGGTGCTTTAATAGTTGGGTGATATTGATAACCTTCTAATACAAAATCATCAGGAGATGCACAACAAATACCATCAATCTTTACATCAGTTTTAAGTGTTGGTAATTCGTATGGTGTTCTACCCATTTGCTCTTTAGCTTGTTCAATATGATTAAGGTAAAGATGCGTATCACCTAAGTTACCAATCAATTCATCAGGTATCATTCCACATTCGTTTGCTAAAATATGAAGTAATAAACCATAGCTGGAAATGTTAAATGGTAATCCTAAAAACGTATCTACACTTCTTTGATTCCACATTAAAGAGATTGCTCTGGTTGGGATTCTTAATGAATCACAATGTAAAGGTGTGATTGTTTGCCCAAGTTTCCATAGACCTGTTTTAGTACCAATTTCAACTCGCTCATTAAACGTTAATTCTCTCGTCCAACATTGAAATCCATAATGACAAGGTGGTAAAACCATTTGGTCTAATTCACCTACATTCCAAGCAGATACCATCAATCTTCTACTATCAGGATTTTCTTTTAAGTTTCTTACTAATTCATCTATTTGGTCAATTGGTTCTCTCTCATATTTCATTCCACTGTAATCAACAATTTCTCTTTCCCATCTGCGCCATTGCTTTCCATAAATAGGTCCTAACTCACCATCAGTTCTTCCACTCTTTTTATAATCACCATCCCAAATATGATTGTTGTGCTTATGAAGAAAAGCAATGTTAGTTTGGCCGGTAAGAAACCAAAGTAGTTCTGAAGTTACTTGCTTCCATGCTACTTTCTTTGTGGTAAGAATCGGAAATCCTTTTTGCATGTTATGGCGGATGGTATATCCAAATACTGATTTAGTACCTGTTCCAGTTCTATCAGTTTTATGTACACCAAAGTTGATTATAGTTTCTAATAACTCTTTATATTGTCTATCTAATTCGTTTATCATATTAATTTATTAAATCATCTAATTTAATATTGTGTTCTTCCAATATCTCATATATCTTTTCATACACCATATCCAACGCATCGTATTTATCAATTTCTTTACCATCCATTTTCCACTCCAATCCTTTTTTAGTATTGTGTGTAATTTCCCAAAGAGCTAAAGCCATATCAGTTGCTTTAACGGCTCTTTTGTGTGCCATCATATCATCTGGTTCGTTCAAATCAAATTCTAATATTCCTTTTGCCATAATTAATAATTTGGTCTATTTAAACTCATATAATTTGTTGTTAATACCCAACGTTCTTCATTTGTTCTTGAATGTTCAGTTCTATGCCTAATCCAACCGGGAAATAATAAAACATCACCAGTCTTTGCAGGAACTTTTTTCCAAACCCAATCATCCACATTATGATGTTGATGCATTCCTTTAGGGTACTCCATAGGATTTTTAAATTCAATATAACCACCATCTTCAGGCAATTGTAAATATGTTGCTGCAACTAATATACAAGGACCGTGATGATGCTCCAAAGTTATTCCTCCTTTTTTATGAACATTAACCCAAGAATTTACATTGATATATGCGAATGTTTTTTCATATCCCCATTCATCTTTAATGATATGCTGTACTATTGGGTCTAACCACTTATAAAATTCTTTAAATGCAGAATTAGTTTGTGGCATATTCTGTCTATTATATACAGAGCTTTTTCCATTTTCTCCTTCCACCTCAACTGCATGTGGAGTATCATCAATCATTTTTTGACACACCGGCTTTAATGATTTCCAATCAAAATTATCATAATGCGCCTTTATTACTAAAGGTTCAAATGGTGTTACATCAATTAGTTTTGGTGCGGACATTTCTTTTAGGTTTTTCAGTTTTTGTTTTGAAGAAAAAGAATAACTTAGATTCCAAATTATCCATTTGTGTCATTGCTATCCACTTACCCAATACACTACCACCAATATAGAAAGGTAGTACCCACATATCACCCTTCAATAAACTATCTAATGAAAAATAAACTGAAGCAAGTGATACTAAGTTAATCCATACTGAATTAAGCATCAATCTTGTCAATTGATTTTCATAAGTAAATTTAATTTCCAATACCTTAAAGATATTGAACATTATTTGAAAGGTTAATATTGCTATATAATTCATCATTTAATAAAAGGTAGTATTGCTAATTCTTTTTTCTTTGCCTCAACCATTACATCAATATCCAATCCATAATCGTTTGGTAATTCTTTGATAAGGTCAGAATGAGCTTGTGGTTTGTTTCCTTCTTTTGATTCAGAATAGTGTACTTCTTGTCTGATTCCGTCAGGCCAAGTGGATGCTGCTAGTTTAAGTGCATCTTCTTCGGTTAAACCACCTGTACAAAATTGATGGTGGTGATAATCGAATACAATAGGAATACCAGTCTTTTGGTGAATATACATAAGGTCTAATACTGAATACATTGTTGCCTTATCATCGTTCTCAACTGTCAAACGGCTACGAACTGATTTAGATAATCTTTTGAAGTTCTTACAAAATCTATCCATAGCAGATTGCTTATCTCCATAAACTCCGTTACAATGAATGTTAATATTGTTGAATGGGGTTTTAGATAAACCCATCAAATCAAATATCTTAGCATGAAGTTCTAAATCTTTAATAGCACCTTCAACTACTGATTCTTTTGGTGAAGTTAATACTACAAATGGACCAGGATGTGAATTAATACGCATGTTGTGAAACTTTGCAAAATCACCTGCTTTCTTTAACTCTCTCTTAATTTCGTTATAATCCTTTAGTTGTGTAATATCAATGTGGTCACCCCAAGGTATAATTGCGGATGATAATCTGAATAAACTAATACCATTTAATCTATTCCATTCTAAGATTTTAATAATATCTTTTGCATTGAGTAATGCAAGTTCTGATACATAATCTAAACCTTTTTGTTGGAAAGTACGTTTAACCATAGCTCGGTTAGTTGTAACTTTCTTACCCATTGTCATATTGATACAAGCGTATCCTAAATTCATATTTTGGTATAATTTGTTGTTATACAAATATACAAAAATTATTTGGATTTACCAAATATTAATATGATTTGCTTGTAAAATCAGTTGGATATTGTGAAGGTTTGATGTTTTTTATCCAATAATTAACCGCATTTTGGTCATTTATCCAATTTCTACGGTCATTCCAATCAAACCCCGGTCTAGCATAATATGGAAGCAAATTTTTAATTAAAGGAGCTCTATTTGGGTGAGCTGTTACTCTATCTATCATACCATCACCATCAGTATCATATCCATCAATAGAACCATCTCCATCTAAATCAATTCCCCTATTAGAATAATCCGCTTTAAGATTTAAAAGTTCTTCATCAGTTATTTCATTTTTTTCCACATTTGTTGGAGCGGTTTCAATTTCATTTTTTTTTTCAGCCTCATATTTTTGAGCCGCTTCTACTAATGCTTCGTTTGGTTTTTTAATTTCATCTAATTCTTCTAACCCATCGTTAAGTGTAGAATCCCATTCTGAAACATCATCGTTGTATAATCCTGCTTCTTCATCTGCTTTCATCATTTCAACCAAAGCTTCTCTTTGTTTTTCTTTATCACCATATACCTCATATAATTGAGATTCTTTTTTAAGTTGTGATGATTTTATCACATCTTTTCTTTTTGGTTTCATTAACAATCCATTAAATGCAATAATCAATGCTACCGCTAATGGGTCAAATACTAATACAATTACAAATATAAAAAACTTTACAACTTGATTAAGTGGGACACCAAATGCTTCAGCAACAAATCGGAATCCACCTACTTCTCTTTCTAATTCAATATTGTTATTTTTAATATTATTGATTGAATCTAATGCTACATTATTTTGTATAGTAAGTTCATCAATACGTTTAGAAATATTTGTAATCTCTTTATCCGCATTACGAACCATTTGTGAAAGTCGTGATGTTGAACCATTTCGTTCTACCACTTTAGATATGTTAGCTTCTTGTGAATTACGAATGTTTTGTTGATTTGTTAATTGCGTTGTATATCTTTCAATCTCTTTATCATTCTTATCAATTTGCATTTGATAAACTGAAATATCCCTTTCCACTTTTTGTAGTGAAAGGTTTTGTTGTTGGAAAGCATTTGAAAGGTAACCAAAGATACCAGCGGATGTGATAAGCATTAAAGTACCAACTGATATAGTTAAATACCATTTGTTAAATCCTTTAAGGGAATCCCATTCTTGCTTTAGGTATGTTGCTGCTACTAACTTAGCTAACTCCAACGCACCAGCCATTACCATTACTGATAGTGATGCTCCTGCGAATAATACACCCAATCCTGTTACGGAGAAGTAAGCTGCACATCCGGCAACTAGGATTGCGGATAATCCAACTAATACTTTTAACCAATTCATTTTATTACGATAAGTCTACAATATTTTGTGTCAACTCAACCAATCTTTCAATTTCTTTAGTTACTCTTTTTGCTTCATCTTGATTAACTGGTCTTTCTCCATTTAACATTTCAGAAATAACTTTAGCTCTTTTAGCAATTGCTTCTAAATTCTCTTGAGCTCTCATTTTGTATTCAGGTTTCATAAAAACTTTTTGTTTATTTGTTATAATAAATATTCAATAAAAAGAAAAAGGGTGGATTTTGATACCCACCCTTTTATATTTTGTTAGGATTACCCTATTGAAATTGTCCTTTTCTTAGGTTGTTCCTTTTCTCTTTTTGGTACTGTAAGTTCCAATACCCCATCTTCAAACTTAGCTTTCAACTTATCCAAATTGAAAATTTTGTTATCAGCTGTGAAAGTTCTTTGGAATGAAGAACGTTTTACTTCTCTACGAAGATAAGTACCACCTTCTTTTTCTTCTACCTTAGAGTTCTTTTCACCTTTTAATGTGATGATATTATCTTCTACATCAATAGTGATTTGGTCTTTACTTAGACCAGGAATTTCGGCGATGATTTCAATTCTATCGGAAAAATCCACAATATCACATTTTGGATATGCGTTTTGACCAAATGGCTGAACACCTAATTCTCTTGAAAACTCTGGAAAACTTTCTGAAAATACTCTATCTAAGAGAGTATCGAATGGAGCGAAAAACTCATCCCTATTAAATACTGCTGGTGCCATAGGGAAAGCACGATTGATTTGATTTTTCATTTTTTACCTTTTTTAAGCGTTAAATCTAAATCCTCTTTTGAGCGATTTAGGGTTGATATACCGGCCGGGTACTATCGTTATATAAGTATAGCGTAATTAAAATTTTACACCATTTTTATATTCATTACTTTCTAATCGGCAACTCATATGGTCTGCCCAATGTATTAAGTAAGGTAATTCTGTTTTTAATGCGAAATCTTCTGTATAAGAAATGAAATACTTCTCATTGGCTTTGTTATACAATCCATCCGCCAACATAATACCTAACATTTCTTTTTGAGTAAATTCTATTCCGTATTTTTGTAATAACCAAATAGCTCGGTGTGTTACATCCATATAGTGCAATTCTCCATTTTGGGTAAATAAAGAACCTTGGTTTTTACGATGCCAATCACTTTGTTCAGGAACATAATATGGTTTTGTACCATCTCCTAACTTTCCTAAGTCGTGATGTAAAGCTGCAAATAATAATTCTTCAACTTCAAAATCAATAACACCACCACCTTCTTTGAATTGCTTCATCATTCCAATAGCATTCTTACATACGTTCATCACATGGTCCATATATCCACCAATATAAGCTGAGTGAAAGTGCGCTCTACCACTTGCTGGAGCAACCAGCAATTCCATTCCTAATTCTTCTTCGGAATACATATGCAAAAGCTTTTCTAAACGTTCAGGTTGTTTAGCGAATGCTTTCTTCACAAACCCTATGAACTTATCATAGTTTTCTTTTAGTTGTTGTTCTGTATAATTTCTCATAACACAAATATACGAATTTATTTTGAATCTTCCAAATTTTCTTCAATATCTTCACCACAAAGAGCTGAATAAAGTATATCTAATTCTTCTTCACTACTACAAAATCCCAAACCATCCATATCAGATATTTCAATAAAAAATTGACCTGGCTTTAATCCAATTTCTTTTAACATCAATTGTTCATCGGTAGCGTTTGAAACTAATAGTGGTGCAAATTCATCTTCTCTAAATTTTGGTATTGGTAGAATCCAATAATAATGACCACCTTCATCATCACCATCATCATTCATACCATCACCAGCTTCTACTTTTTTCCAACCCTGTCTGATAAATGTATCTTCGGTTATTGGAGTCATTGGTAGTTTAATTTCTTTTTTTCTCATTATTCTAAAATAATTTTAGTAAAAACAATTTTATTTGAAATACTATGTTTACCTTTTACTACCATAGTATCGCCTATCATTTCTGATATTGGTGATATAATTGTATTAATTTCTCCGTTAGTACCACTATAAGAAAATTTATTTATGGTTGGAACTAATTCATCTTTACTAGCAATCATAGGTGGTAAATTAACAATAGTAAATTGACCTGTAAAGTAATTTACATATGCAGTCGTAATAGTTGCTGTTGTATCACCTTTTCTAAGCCACCAAAACATATTATTTTCCCATTCAATTTTTTCAACAGGATATGGTTCTTTACCATTTAATAAAATTTTACCTGTTATTCTATGCGGTTGCTGATTTGCATTTCGTATTAAACGAAGGTGATAAAATCCATTAGCATCTAAAGGTAAAGAGCGAGCTCCATCTTTAGTTAAGACCGAATCAATTGTAAATGTGTACTCTTTTGGTTGTGGTAGTATTTCATTTTTCTCACAAGCAATAAATAATAAACAAACAATAGGGGTTAAGAGTTTTTTCATTATAAAAGTTTTTTAAGTATAGAATCCCAAGTTGGATATTCGTTAAAAGTTTCAGTTTCATAAGACCATCCGAATCTAAGAAGTTCTCCTTTGAATTCACCAGCTCCGTTTGCTGTTCTATCATCAATAAGATAATCACCTATCAACATTCCTTTAAGGTGAGTAATTGCCATTTTCTTATGGAACAATCTACCAAAGTGTTCTTCAATCCAAAATCGTTTATCCATAGCACTCATTGGATTACCCCAAGGTGCTGCGGTGGCTATATACAATTCGTACTTTCCACTTTCGTGCAATTTCTTAACTGCTTCAATAGCTCCTTCAATTGGTTTTGGGTTTCTGAAAATACCTGGTATGTGGTCATACCTACCTTTATAAGCTTCTCTTAAAAATGTGTTATTTGATATAGTTTCTTTAACGTGTCCATTGAAATCAACTAGCACACCATCCATATCAATCCATACTACCTTCTTTGACATAATCTCTCAATTTGTTTACATAGTAAAGATACGAAAAATACCCGAATTTTCCAAATAAAAAAGGGGAAATAACGTGTTGAAAATCAACCAGTTACGTCCCCTATTTATAAGTAATTGAAAATCAATTAGTTATAAAACCTTCATTTTCAATGATTCCCATCTCATCTTCATCAGGAAATGGCTTAAAATTGAAGTCCAATTCATAAAGGTTATTTTCACCCAAATAAATTTGCTCCTCTAATTCATATCTTTCAAGTACTCTTTTTACAATACCAGAACGAATACAATCCTCTTTTGTAAATTCTATCTGATAAACTCCTTTTACTTTTGCTAATCGTTTCCATACATCAAAGAATCCACTTTTTGTGTACGCAGGTGAACCATTGTTTTTGTATTTATCACATTGTGAAAGGTCACCTTCAATAACTAATTTAGCATCATCTGAAATACGAGTGATTAGGGTTTTTAATTGTTGTGGTGATGCATTTTGTGCTTCATCTAAAATTATGTAACTCTTTTCAAAGTTTATACCCCTAAGAAAGTTTAATACTCTGAACTCAATCTTACCTTGGTCAATTAACTTTTTAGTTTCAACAGGTCCGATTATTTTGTGCATTATGAATAAAGATGATTCATTATGTACGGCAATCTTTTCCATCAAATCGCCAGGCAAATGGCCTAACTTATCTTCACTACCAACATCAACAGTTGGATTAATAATAATTAATTTTTCAATATGCGATAAACGATGTAATAATAACTCTAAACCTTTTTGTATTGATATATACGTCTTACCAGCTCCGGCTAAGGCATGTCCCATTATAATATTATGATTGGGATGTTCTATTGCTTTGTAAAATCTTTTCTGATTATATGTTTTAAATTTGATTTTCTTTATAACTTTTGGATAAGATAACTTATACTCTTTTACTACAACTTTTTCAACTTCTTCTTCACTAACTTTTTTCCTAGCCATACTGATACATTTTACAGGTTAATATTTGTAACCCTTGCTTTTGGTTTTCCTCTAGCTTTCTTTAATTTTATAATTTTTAATTGAGAATGTATTTCACTACACAATTCATATTTCTCTAAACGTACACATAAATTTAGTAATTCTTCTAAAGCAGTAATGTAGTCCCTCTGATATACTTTTGAAATTATATCGGAATCTTTGAAACGAAATAAAATAATGTGAGATTTTTTTGATTTGATAGCGTTTGCTAATCGCTGGAATGTTTGTTGAAGAAGTGAATCTCCGTAATTGTTTAAATACCTATTAATAGAAGGGTTGGAACTATTAAGGTATTTTTGCCACTTCACATTCGGACTAACCATCGGCAACCTTTTTTATTACTTATAAATATAATTAAAAAATATTAAACCTTTTCTACAGTATCACCTTTTCCTTGAAAAGCATATCCGGTTGGATCTGTATCATTCGTACCTTGTAGTGCCCATATAACAAATCCATTATCCAATGTTTTGTATTTATATCCAGTAAAAGTTTGACCTTCGTTTATAATACCTGTACGTTTATCAGCCTTATTCTTTTTACCTGAATTGAAGTTTTTTACATTTGGAGTAGGATAAATACCCATTCCATTTCTATCTAAATTTCTTTTTCTTACTAATCTCCAGTTTTCAATCGTAGATTTACTTACAGGTGGTGGTTGTATATTTTCTTTTGCTTTAGCATCTTTATCTTTATTAAATGACCATTTCATCATAATCGGGTCATAATCACCAACCTCCCATTCTGCTAATTTGTCAGCAGGTATTACACCATCAGTATCTATTTCATCCAAAGATGGTTTTGATAAAACCCAATCAAAATATCTCATTAATCTTTCGTAATTAATTGAACTATCTTGTCTTATAAAATTATTTATTTTAACATCTATACCCTGCTTATTTTCAATTTCTTTTAGTTTTTCAAATGTTGAAATAAATTTTTCTAAATTTACTAAAACAATAAACTGAACTTTATTTGATTGTAAATAAAAATACGGATTACCCTCAATGTTTGAAGCTTCCATATCAGAATAAAATTGCTGAGATGTAAAATATTTTATATCTTTATCCTCTATATTTTTTCTAAATCCAAATATTAATCTTAAATTTAAATCATCAACTGGCTTTATATATTCAATTGATGGCATTTTAAATTCTAACTTATTCGTTTCTTTGTATAGACCAAATAAGTTTACCAATTTTTCGTTTTGTCTAACGTAGCTTGGTAAGTTTGGGTATTGGTTTGTAATGTCTAAGAGTCTAATATAATCCATATGGATAAATATCACTATTCGTAATATTCTACCTCTATACCAGCTTCCTTAAACATTTGTAAACTACGAACCGTATGTTCATCCCAATGTGGTGATTTTGCTCCGGCTTTGCCCGGCTCTAAATAAACTTTGGAGATACCTGCGTTAATAATACCCCTAGCACAATCACAACAAGGAGTTCCGCAGGTTAGATATATTGTACAACCTTTTGTAATAGCACCAATTCGTGCAGCGTTGTAAATTGCGTTTCTTTCGGCATGTTCAAACCAATAATACTTCTCAGGTCTTTCCTGTCTTTCAGCAACTGAATCATCAATACCTCTAGGAAAGGAGTTATATCCTGTTGAAACAATTTCATAATCAGTACCAACTATTACGGCACCAATTTGTGTTTTCTCATCTTTTGATTTGAGTTTGACCTGATGTGCTATGTTTCTAAAATACTCTTTCCAATTCATATTGCTAATACAAATTCCCACTTCAACCATCCAATGATTAATTCTAAATCACCATTAAGTAAACGGCTGTGTGTTATCTTTATATAAGGAAGTATGTATATTTGATTCCATACTTCATATTTTGTAAATTTTATTTTGCCCATTTTCCTCTTTGTACTAATTGTGCAATAATTCCATAAACGGAAAGGTCTTCATATGTGTCTTGTACTGATTCACCAACTTCATCAGGCTGACCTAATACTACTAATTGTTTTAATCTTTGAACCTTATCATTGATTCTAAACCAAAGACCAGTAAGAGATAGTTTAACATCCTCTTTTGTTTGAAGCGAAGTACCTACGGATATATTACCAGGCCCATAGTTCCTTTGTTTCTTACAAAACGTTTCATACATTTCAGCTTGGATTTTCTTAAACTCATCCATCATTTGTGGAAATTCTCTCTCACAAAACTCTATTGCGGATTCTTCTTTCATAACATTATACTATTTGGTGAACCACAAATATAAGAAAAAAAATTGATTCTACCAAACAAAACCATGTTTATTATTTTTTTTCAAAAATTTTTCCACATTTCTTTACGTTTGAAATTTTTCCGCAATATGTATAGCGGACTACTTGACTACTTGACAAATAAGCTGGGAGCAAGGTACTTGGAAACTTGGACTACAGATTCTTTCTAGAAGTCAGAAAAACTTCCATCTTCATTTTTAATAGAAATTTTGTAAATACGGCCGGTTGGGTCTGAATTTAATAATTCATTTTTTTTAGATTCTGCTTCTGATAAATTTTCGAATTCATCAATTGTATCATTTGGATTTAATTTTAAAACCCAAATCTGTCTTTTTGCCCAATTAGGGTCACCCATATTTTGGTCAGTTGGGATAAGTTGTTTGTGAATAACGTACATTTTATTTTATTAATTTTTTAAACAATATTTTTTTAGCCCACACACTTCGTAATCCTACCCATTGATAATATCTATATCTTAATTGCTGAGAAAGAAACGAAAAGAAAATAAAACCAAACACCAATAAAAAAAGATTAATAAACTTTGATATGGTGGTTGATATAATCATTACTTTTTTCTCAACAATGATTTAATATCACAATAACAAGCATTAGCTCCGTGCGCTATAGCCATTAATATCCACATCCAACTCATTTCACCCAAACCTAAAAGGGTTTTTGGTTCACTTAACCATAATTGATTTGGTGAACAATGTGTAATTGAATTTTGTGGTTGATAAAAATAAAATGCTAATACTAAAAATGAAGCGGATACCCAATATCTTAGTATGTAGTATTTTACTTTACCCATACTAATAAATATTAAAAACGATTAGATTCCTATTTCTTTTAAACGAACTAATTCTTGCTTAATATGCATGTTGAACGGATTCCATTTGATATTATCCAGCATCCATTTACGATACCAAATAGGAATTTTACGGATTTCCACATCTTTGTACTTTCCGAATGTCATTTTAACCACAGGCCCTTGTGCTGCTATTGCATGTGGGTCTGGTTGATTTTGTTTGTGCAATCCTATTTCGTGAAGCGGAATACCTGTTAATAACTTTTTTTCTTCACCATATAGTTTCCACAATGGCGCCTCATATTCAAAGGTTAATTCCTCAACTTTTCCGAACTTAGGTACACTACCCACAAAATCAATCACAAGCCCATTTTCTTTGTCAGGATGGATACGAGTTACTCTACCCACAAACTGATACCACCAACTCAATGAAGCGGTTGGGCGGCCCGTTATAATACAATCTAACTGCGGGTGGTCAAATCCAACTGAAAGAATAGTAACTTGGACAATAATCCTTAGTTTACCACTTTTGAAATCTGATATAATTTTATCTCTGTCCAAATCCGCCATTCCACTAAAGATTGCTTCACAACTTGGAAGGCGTGTTGATAGTTCCTTTGCTTCCTCAATAGAAGGAACTGCTATAAGAATTGACTTTCGTTCAGGCAACTCCGAAATCCTCTTAATTATCTTACCACCAATATCTTGCTGTTTGTAAGCCCTACGAATACTATCATCGGTGAACTCCGCATTTGATGAATTGTAAACTAACTCACCAGTATCAAAGTCATACGATTCATATTTCAATGGTGACCAGAATTTCATATCCACCATTTCCTTAATTTGGGCAACGTGAATTATTTCTCTAAAGAAGTTACCTTTTTTACTCTTTGAAGTAAGCATAACCAGCTTTGAGAATGGTTTACCCCACTCATCCATATTGGTTTGTAACTTTAATGGGGTTGCGGTTAGTCCTAATACGTGCGTTATCTTAGCTGCATCCAAAAATCTCCTTAACATACCATCCGGCTCTCTTGGAAACCTATCACACTCATCTATAATCACTTTTCTGATACCTAATTCGTAAAATTTCCAAGCTATGTTCACAATAGAACCAATTGTGGCATAAGTTACATCACCAATTTCCTTTTCGTTCATTGATGCGGAATAGATTGATGCCTTTCCACCTAAATTGATGAATTTATTGTAATTTTGCTCTAATAATTCTTTTGAAGGTTGAATAACTAAGATTTTCTCACCTAATTGATGCGCTATTTCAGCAATTACGATACTTTTACCAAATGCGGTAGGGGCAACAATAATAGAAGGGTGCGGCTTCTTACTTCTAAAGAAATCCACACCCTTTTTTACAGGTTCTATCTGATTCGGTCTTAATTCCATTCAATTATTTTATATACGATGGTCCATACTCACCATATTGAGCAGTTCCATCAATAATATTACCTCTAGCGTGCTTTGCTGGTGCTTTCCACGTTGCGGCTTTCAACAAATCACCTTTTTTAATAGGGGCACCTTTCAAATCACCATCAACTCTACTAATAAATCCCCAACAAGTTGTTCCAGTCCATAAACGGATGAATTTATTACCAATTTCAACGGTAAATGGTCTGAATTGGTTCGGCATATTTGCTTTTTCATAGTATGCTTTACGTTCACCATCCACTTTTTGGATAAAATTAGCAACAATTGGGTTACTTTTCAAATAATCTAAGGCTTTTTGCTCTGTCTTTCTCATAATAAGGGGTTTTTATTTAAAATTTTTAAAATCAAAGGTAAATTTCTTACGAGCCCAATCTTTACGCTCTTTTTTCTTCTTATCAACAACCACTTTTTCACGAAAACGGCCATCGTAAGCTCCATCTTTCATCATTTCACGCCTTTTTATGGCTAATTCAATACTTTTCATATACTATATTTTTATTACTACCTAAAGGTAGTAAATTTTTTTGACATAGCCAAATTTTTTTACACTTTTTTTCCAAAATAAGTCATTGAAAATCAACATTTTATGAAAATTTTCCAAAAAAATGGGTTTTTTTGTGATTTTTTTCCATTATTTTTGAATTTTTTGGTATTTTTATGATGTCTATCAAAAATAAGTATAATATAATAGTATGCCAACATTAAGACACATTACTTTTTTAAAAAGTTCTTAACATTTTATTTGGAATTGTCAGGAAAATTATATATATTTGTGAAAATTTACCGAAAATTCGGGTGTTACAGATAATGATGGGTTATATAAATTTGTTACTTGTGGAAACTAAAACGGATAGGTTTGCTAGCAACAATACTATTTCTACATATATCGTATTTACCTCAATTTTAGGTAATGAAAAGGGTGTCTGATTATATCAACACCCTTTTTTATTTGGTTATATTTTAAAACAAAACAAAACACGTATGAAAAAAACAGCGTTAATGTTGTTGGTATTTTTATCAACAGTCTTTGTGGGGTTTGGACAAATCACAACCTCAACTATTTCTGGTGTAGTTAAAGACCAGAAGGGACAAACTATCCCTGGCGCTACGATTCACGCAATGCACGAACCAACTGGTACAAATTATTATGGTGTTACCAATAAGAGTGGTGCGTTTGTGATTCCGGCAGTCAGAGTAGGTGGGCCCTATACAATCCATGCATCATTTGTTGGATTTAGAAAAGGTGAACTTAAAGATGTAAATACATCATTGGGTTTAACTGAGAATGTAGAATTTGTGTTATTTGAAGAAGCAACACAATTGAAAGAAGTTGTAGTTACCGCAAACAAATATGGTATTTTCTCAAAAGAAAAGACTGGTGCAGCACAACAATTCGGACGTAGAGAATTAACTTCAGTTCCAATTACAGGAGCAAGAACTATTGATGGTATTACAAAGTACAATCCATTTGGTAGTGGTAACTCTTTCGGAGCTCAAGACTCTCGTTTGAATAACTTCACAATTGATGGTTCTCAATTCAACAACAACTTCGGTTTAGGTTCATCCGCACAAGCAGGTGGTAGAACTGGTGCTTCCGCTATTTCATTAGATGCGATTGACCAATTGCAAGTGAACATTGCACCATTTGATATTCGTCAAAGTGGTTTCACAGGTGCTGGTATCAATGCGGTAACTCGTTCAGGTTCTAACGAAATTGAAGGTAGTGTTTATCAAACTCAAAGAAACAACTCATCTACTTATGTTGGTGATAACGCTAGAGGTACTACGGTTACCGCTGCTAAGTTCGATGAGAAAGTACAAGGATTCAGATTAGGTGCACCAATTATCAAAAATAAATTATTCATTTTTGGTAACTATGAAAGTATCGAAAGAACTGAACCTGCAACCAATTGGATTTCAGAAGGTTCTCCTTTAACTGGTACACAAATTAGTAGAGTAAAATATGCTGATATGAAAGCTCTTTCCGATTTTATGAAAGAGAAATTCAATTATGTAACAGGTCCTTGGGAAGGCTATTCTAATACAAACGCTTCTAAAAAGTTTTTGATTAGAACTGACTGGAACATTAACGATAAGAACAAATTGACTGCTCGTTATGTTCATCACAATTCATCTGCGGAGATTAATATTTCAAACTCTCAATCAGCAGGTGCGGGTAATAGAACAAATCAATTTAACGCAATGAGTTTCCAAAATAGTGGTTACATTATTCAGGATAATACTCGTTCAGCGGTATTGGAATTAAACTCTAACTTATCAAGCACTTTATTCAATAACTTAATCGTTTCTTACGATAAACAAATTGAAGATAGAGCTTATATGAGTGATTTATTTCCAACTATTGATATTAGAAATGGTTCAACAACTTACACTTCAGTAGGTTTTGACCCATTCACTCCATCAAACAAATTGAATTATTGGACATTCAATGTTACTAACAACTTAACAAAGTATTTTGAAAAACATACTGTAGTTGGTGGTTTCAATTTCCAAAAATATCAATCAAATAACTTATTCTACCCAGCTTCTAATGGTGTTTACATCTTTAATAGCTTGGCAGATTTTTACACAGCAGCTAATCAATCTTTAGCAAATGGTGGTAAACCTTCAACTTTTGTACCAGCTAGATTCCAACTTCGTTATTCAGCTTTACCTGGTGGGATTGAACCAATGCAGGTGTTAAAGACAAATCGTTTGGATTTGTATCTACAAGATGAATATGAGGCTTCTAAAAACTTAAAATTAACTTTTGGTTTAAGAGCTAACATCATTGGTATAGAAAATACAGCTTTGGAAAATAAAGCAGTTTCTGCTATGGCATTCCAAAACCCAGAAGGTGTAGTAACAAGATTTAATACATCAGTATTACCTGAAACACAATTGTTATTAGAACCTCGTTTTGGTTTTAACTATGATGTGAAAGGTGAGAAGAAAACACAAATCAGAGGTGGTAGTGGTATCTTTACCGGTAGACCTCCTTATGTATTCTTATCAAACCAAATTGGTAACAATGGTGTATTGACAGGATTTATTGATGTATCCGGAACAGCAGCTACAAACTATGGTTTTACTGCAAATCCTAATCAATACTTTATTCCTTCAACTCCAACATTACCTTCAACATTTGATTTAGCGTTTACTGACCCTAATTACAAATTCCCACAGGTTTGGAAAAACAATATCGCTATTGACCAAAAATTACCATTTTTAGGATTGGTAGCAAGTGTGGAATTACTTTACAACAGAACTATTAATGCAGTTCATTATTACAATGCAAACTTTGATAGACCAGTTGGTAATTTAGGTGGTGTTGATAAAAGATACCTATACGCTAACACCGATGCTGGTGTAAGAATTAACGATAACGTATCTATGGGTGCGGTATTAACTAATAGAGATGGTGCTTATAACAAATCAGCAACATTCAAATTAGAAAAACCAATCTCTAAAGGTCTTTGGGGTTATGTAGCCTACACAACTTCAGATGCTAAAGATTTTATGGATGCAGGTTCTATTGCAAGTGGTAGTTGGCAATCAGCATTATCAGTTAATGGTAATAACGATTTAGGTTTAACAACTTCATCATTTTTGGTTAGAAATCGTATCGTAGGTTTATTAGGATATAAATTGGATTATGGTAAGAAATATGGTGGAGCAACTACATTTACATTAGGATATGTAGGTTCTCAAAACAATCCATTCTCTTACATCGTAGCAGGTGACCTTAATGGTGATAGAGTATTTAATAACGATTTGGTATTTGTTCCAAAGAGTGCAACAGATGTTCGTTTTGCACCATTGACCGTAGGTACTGGAACAACTGCAGTAACTTATACTGAAGCTC